GATCGGACCAATAGAAACTATCGACATCCGGCACCAGCAAACTGATTAATTCATTCTTATCCGCCGAGATCGCCAGGAACCGGCGTAGCCGGTTAGCAATCGCCTGCAAGTGCGCCCAGTGATCCGCCACTCCTTCAAGCTGATACACCGCCACTTTCTTCGGGCTGCAATACGCGAATCGACAGATTTGGTTTGTATGGACAACGTACCCACTTCCTTGGCGGGCATGGCTGCTGGAAATCTGCCCCGGCACCCGCTCCGTGGTCTTCAGGTCCAAAACCAGCCCGTGTTCCTGCCAGTAGAAATCAAGATACCCCACCAGATCGGGCAGACCCTCGCCCAGCGGCTTACTGATGCGGTGCTGGTGCTGGCCTTCTTCCGGCGCGGTAGGAACGCCATACTGGCGGAGTTCCGTGAGTGCTACGGGCACGGTGTCTTGGACCACCTTGCGTTGCGCTTCCCGGCGGGGATCGCCGGAGAGTGCTGTTAATCGGTCATATTCGGCCAATGCGATGGCGATACAATCTTCCACCGGCTTGGCCGGATCGAACAGGCCAGCCGACACGCCTGCCTCAATGGCGGAACCGCGATGGGCTGAAGCCCCCACCGGCAGGCGCCGTTTCAGTAGATAGGACATGGCCCAGGCGGCGGGCTGGCTGGCGTATGTGTTCAGGCTGCTGGCGGATAAATGGCCAATGCCATGGGTGGCGAATGGGTCTGTAGTCACTGATCAAATCTCCCAATCTTGTAAAAGAAAACGCATTTCGATTTCCAATTTTTTGTATTGTTTGGCGTCCACTACAATTATGCAAACCTCTGGATAAAACTTCTCCATTCTTGCTAATGTCGTTTTACTACGATCATCCATCCACCCTTTCACTTCATGAAAGGTGACGTTCCCTTCCATATCAACCACTCGAAAATCAGGCAGATAACTCCTCACGCCACGTTTAATTTCTTCAAACCAAAAGGTTTTTGGTTCATGCTCCCAACTTTTGATTTTATCTTCCATCCTCAGGAATTCTAAATACCGCGCGTAATTAGCTTCCCACCTCGATCTGAAATACTTTTTCTGCCCTCCGATAACGCGCCACCCCGCTTTCCATGTGGCTTTGCCCCTATTGTTCGGTACCAATGTGCCTAGTTTTTCATGTTTTCTTTTTAGTTGTTTGAATGTGAATTCAGATCGCTCTTCATCCGTCATCATATCCCAGCGAGCGCGCTGCTTAGCGCCCATATTTTCTTTCGCTTCGGCTGAATGCTTCTTACCCAACATTCCGCGCGGGTGTTCATTTACTTGGTGCCAGGCGATAAATGCTGCGCGGGATACCTCCATTAAATATGGGCGCTTGCGGTTTTGGTTTGTTAGTCCAAGCAACTTAGCTTGGCGGCAAATAAACGGCTTTGTTCTACCCATTGTTGCAGCCAAATCGCTTAATTTGCCCGCATCGGCTGCTTTTTCATATTCAGCAACTAAAATCCTTTTTTCTTCCTCAGAAAACACGCGAATATGATTGATAGCGTTTAACTTGACCAATCTTTCATGCACAGCTTGGCCGCACATATCTAAAATAGCTGCCACCTTCCAAACATTCCCATGTTCTGCGTAAAGCTGAAGCAACATTTCGTCTGGATGTTTTTTCTTACTCACGGTTGAACCCCCGCCAGCACAGTTCGGGAGGGGATATTGAAAGTGCTGGCGGAGGTACCGTCACCGTGACGGTTTAACCGGCAGACTGTCGCGGGTTCGTAGTAGTCGCGCCGGTCTGCCGGGCGCGCAATGGTTGGGAGGCTAGTTACCATCGCGCGCGTCCTTGGAGGGCAAATGTCCGTCCCGAAAGCCGGTGCAGATATGCGCCCAAATCTCATTTGGCGGCACCTCATCGGTGGCGCACATTTGAATAACAGGTATCAGCCGCACGATAGGCGGCGCAATACCCCCATATTCACCGCGATATGTCAGCCAGATCAGCCACCGGCTGGCGGTGGCGGTTGATACGCCAGCCGCTTCGGCCAGATCGCGCAGCGTGTAGCCGTTCTGCTGAAGCAGCTTTCGGTAGGGGAGGTGATCCATAGGGCGAATCCTATGCCTCATAATTTTTCGTGTCAAGCGCATTTTTTCACTTGACGTTCTTTTCTGTCCGTGTTTTCGTCATGCCCAGGCAATCAAGCCTGTACCGCAAGAGGAACTATCATGGATTACTTGAAACATCGCTCCGCCGCCTGGTGGATTTTAGCCGTCCTGCAAGGCTTGGGCTTTGCCGCGTGCCTTCTGCTGCTGATCATCTTGTTCGCGATGGCTGGCGCATGAGCGACGCCAAGGCGGAACACCTGTCCGAGGTGTCTGAGAAAATGAAGCGCGCAATCTTTAAGCTTGGCAACGGCGAAAATGTGAGTGACGTCATATTCGCCGCCACCATGGCGCTGGCCTGCTTCATCTACGATGTTACGGACCACGGAACAGAAAACAGCGTCGCAAAGCGGTCAGCGGATTTGCTGACGGATGCCATTGAGCATCTTGTGAAGGAGGATTTGAATTGATCGACCTAGAAACTATGCGCGCCAAGCTGGCGATAGCGGAGAACGAACTGGTCCGCATTCAATATGCGGATGATTTCTGTTTCACCAACGGTTCCTATGACAGTCTCGCCAAGTTGCGGGATGAACTGAAGTGGGAACTCATGGAGGCGGAAGCTGCTGCCCGCCAAAAAGCAGCAGGCATCGCAACAGCAAGTGGAGAACCCGGTAATGAATAAGATGGAAATCTTAAAAATGGCTTTTGATAAAGCCTCTACCCCAAAAGAAGCTATTGCCTTGGCGAAAGAAATGGTGGCGTTCTTAGGAGAACGTGAAATCCAAAAGATTGAACTTTTGCCTGCGCCAATAACGCAGAAAAAACGACGCCCAAAATACTGGCAAGAGGAAGAAATAGAATTACTGAAAACGTTGAATAAGCGCGGCAAAACAGTGTCAGAAGTCGCTAAAATCTTAGGGCGGTCTATCGGTTCAATTGAGATGGCTAATTACCGCCTTAATTCTGGCAATTGGACGGTTGTCCCAAAACCCAGCCAACAAACAAAGAAAATCGCATGAACACCGTCCGCGTGTCCATCAAAATGACCAGCAACATCCCTTCGCAAACCGATCTGTTTGTTGAGGTGGACGACATCAGCGCCCCAGCTCTGCGCCCTCTCGCCGCCTTCGCCAGCATCAAAGCGGCGGCGAAGTGGCTACAGGAAGAAGGCTACAGGTACGTCGTCGGAACCAATGGAGTTTATAGTCGTGACACCGCAACAGCGCGAAAGAATGCGCCTGCTGAATACCGCCATGTTGATGGCGGAAGAAGGTCTGATGAAAAGGGCCTTAATGAAGAACAACAACAAGCCTGTGGAGTTCGACGGATTACGGAAAAACTGGGACGCCTGGGTGCGACTCTCAGACCAAGACAGGGTTCTGTGGCAGGCAATCAACGCAGTGAAACAGCAGATCAAAGGAACATGGACAGATGAAGACGAAGATGAAAATTGAAATCATGAAGGACGTACCCATTCCGCCGAAGCGCCAGCGTGGCAGACCGCCGGGCAGTAAATACCCTTTTGACCGGCTGGAGGTTGGCGAGAGTTTCTATGTCTCTGGCGCCAAGGTGAAGCCCGCCTCAATGGCGTCCATAACATCCCGGCAAAACCGGATGCTGGTGCCAAAGAAATTCACCACCAGGACAACACCTAAAGGCACAACCGTTTGGAGGGTGGAATGACCAAACCCCGCGCCCCCTTACGCTACGGACCTGGCCGCGCCATTCATCCAGAAGTAAGAAGGGCGCGGGAAGCATACATTGGTGAAGCCTTGCAACGCGGCGAAACCTTCCACCAGATCGCCGCGCATTTTGAGGTGGATACCGAGACAGTGAAGCGGTGGTGGAATAAAACCCACCATTCGACAAAGTATGAGAACGTCTTCGATAAAGAACGAAAGTGCCTATCCTGCGGCGAAATGTTTTGGAGCGAAGGGCCGCACAATCGGCGGTGTATCAGATGTAAAAGCCACCGGCCTGCTGATACGCCTTATGAACCCGGCGGATATGGCAACAGTGGCCACAAAAAAGAACCCCGGCGCTAGGCCGGGGTTTTAGTTTACATCGCAAGAGGAAACGTCATGCTACCCGCCGGGCAGGAGAACCCGGTAAGCGCAATATAGTCACTTCTTACGGGATTTACCAGCCTCAGAAAGAGCAATGGCGAGAGCCTGCTTTTCGGATTTCACCACCGGGCCTTTCTTGGACCCAGAGTGCAATTTGCCGGCCTTGTATTCTCTGAAAACTTTGGAAATCTTCTTGTCAGCCTTAGTCGGTTTCATGCTTTTGATACTTGCATTTTAATGGCTTCAGCTTCCACTTCATCGACACGGCGAAGCCATCCCTTACCGAATGTAGCATAGATCGGGAGAGCTTTGTAGAAAGCCCTGCGCTCATCCGAAAACTTTTTCACCAGTTCAGTCGGGTCTTCTGCGTTTACCATGGCAAGCGTCTTTGGCCCAATAGCACCATCCGGTGTAGCCCCCACAGCTATCTGAAGCAGCTTCGCCGCCCGGCCTGGACCCCCGTTTACCGCCATATCGAACACTACCAGATCGACCCCGGCAGGGAGATCATCGCACCTAGCCTTATCCCAATAGCGCGTCTTATACAGATTCAGCAGGTGTTCCTGGGGGATATTCCGCAGTTCTTCCTTGCTCACATCCCGGCCAAGATACTCCCTATAAACAGCCAGAGTCACACCCTTCATGGTTGCCCCGCCGGGGTCTTTCGGGTGGTCAGCCCAACCACCTTCATGGTGAAGGATTGTCTTTAGGGCGTGTGGGAATGCTTCTTTCATTTCCGTGCCATCCTATTCATCGCTTCGGTCTTTTCTTTACTACCGGCAGAAGACCCAAAATAATAAGCCACCACGCCGCCCCAGGCAGTCCCCAGGGTGCCAAGCATCACCAACATAGCCTCAGACCCGCCATGTGTGGGAAGCCCATTCTTCAGCATAAAAAACAAGGCGCCAAAGTATCCGGTGGTTATCAAACCCGCTAGGATACGGGGCGTCCAATCCTTGGTGGCGATTTCACGATTTCGCGCGCTATCCCGGTCAGCATTGGCAATGCGTTCCAGGTCAATGTCTAGTTCCCGCATCTTAACGGCGAACTCTTGTTCAGCCTGCTTCAGCGCCAGAAGTTGTTCTGGCGTGGCTTTGGAGGCAGCTTGTACAAGTTCGTCTTCGGTGCCATCCGGCTTACCTAATAAAGCCTCAGAAATGGCGCGCGTGGCCATACCAGCCAGCGGTCCGCCAACAGCGGTGGCGATACTCGGGGCAACCGTGCGAACAAGGTTAAGGAGTTGGTCCACACTATTTCTCCAGCATAAAGGTTAGGTTTTGATGCCGTGGGTAGGTTACAGTTCTTTCACCTTCAGGGCATTTATATTTAATGGTGGCAAGCAATGTTGCCCTGCCAGCCGCTATCGTTTCTTTATCGGATATGTCCAATAAATAAGTAAATGTATCAGCCTCTGGCCCTGCTGGCCCCGTAAATTGCGTCATGCTTGGTGTGGCGGAGTGTATAACACTGGCGCTATCTCTCACCGTCACATCAAAGTCTTCCACGGAACAATCATCCCGCCGTTTAATGCGCGCCACAGTTACTGTAACAGGTTGCCCAATCTTAGCAGGCTGAATTTTAAAGTGTTCTGGCGCCCAAATGATGATTTCATTCTTAAACCAGCCAAACTTTTCGCCAGCCGAATAACCCCCAACCGCCAAAGCAAAAGCGGCGGTTGCAAA